ATTTTTAAATTCAACCCAAACTAATTCATCGCTTACTCCACTATCACCTCTGGAACTTTTCTTCCTCGCTTTAACGTCTACAAGATACTTTAAATTATTTTTTGCAGTTAAAATAAAATCTATGTGAGAAATTTGTTGCTTTTTTGTAGCTTTGATGGGATTTAAATTCTTTTGTTTAGCTAAGTCTTCGAAGATGCCTTCGGCAGATTCTCCCATTTTTTGACTTTCTCCACTGTAGTCGTATTTACTCCTGAAGCCCATATAGTAAGTGTAAAACTATCTGATAAAAAGTCAATCTAAAAATTATAATAAATATGGCAATACTTCACAACAATTTAGGAGAAGCGACCAGAAGAGAAGTTGGCAAATCATTAATTGATTTGGAAATGTCTTCTATTGTAGAGTTGTACGAATTGTATTATTCTCCAATTGATGAGCCATTCAGATTTCATGCTGGGACTAATGCGATAATAAAAAATATTATATGGAGAGGTAATCAATATTATTCTTCTGCAATTGAAGTTGAAGGTTTTGAGGCTAATATAGTTGGAAGATTGCCAAGACCAAAAGTAACAGTTTCTAATAAAGATTTATTAATTTCATCAATTCTTAGAGAATATTCTGATTTTAGGCAATCTAAATTTGTTAGAATTAAAGTTTTTTTAAAGCACCTAGACGTTGAAAATTTTGATGAAAATATAAATCCATTTGGCACACCAGATCCTTTATCGTATATTTCTAAAGAAAAATATTTAATATCTCAAAAAATAATAGAAAATTCAAATTTAATTCAATTTGAATTGATAACTCCATTTGATTTGCAAAGTTTAGAATCTGCGAGTAGAGCTATTTATGGGAAATATTGCTATTGGCAATATAGGGGTTCTGGCTGCAATTATAAAGGCGATTTAATTTGTAAAGAAAATGATTCCTCTTTTTCTAAAAAACCGAAAAGCATTAAAAATTTAACGGGCTCATATAGAACTGTGCAAGCACTTTCGTTTGCAAACGAAAGTGAAGCTATTGAATATTATTCATGGAGCGATAATAAAAATTATCAAGAAGGTGATATCATTGTGGTTGCAAATATAGATCTTAATGGATTGAAAGATCCCCCTTATACTTGGTTCGTTTGTATACAAGACCATTTATCTTCAAGATTAACATATCCAAATAAATCTATTTCTTTTTGGGAAAAGGATGGTTGCTCTAAAAAGATAGAAGCTTGTAAAAAGAGATTTTTAAAAATTACCGATCATGAATTAATGGATCGCAATAATGATTTTGGAGTAATGAGGGGAATACTTCCGTTTGGGGGATTCCCTGGAACTGATAAATTCAAATATGAATAAAGATATTTTTTTTGAAAAAGAAAGAGATTTACTATCTTTTTTAAGAAAAAGATCTGAGTCTTGTTTATTTTCGGAAATCTGCGGTCTAGTCGGATTTAATAAAGAAAAAAAAATTGTATACAGAGAAATGCCCAACAGGTCTCAAAAACCAGAGCAGATTTTTATAATTGACGCTTATGATTATTTAAATTTTATAAGTGAAAATGAAGCATTTTGTGTTTTTCATAGTCATCTTCATGGAGACGAAGAGCCTTCCGATTTTGATATTAAAACATCTGAAAATTGCTGTTATCTTTTTTTAATTTACTCAATAAATACAGAAAAATTTTTTCTTTATGAGCCCAAGGATAAGGATTATGATGTAAATATAGCTAAAGGAATAAGGATCATTTTAAATGAACATAAAAATCTACGGTAAATTGGGGCAAATGTATGGCAAAGAATTAAAATTAAAGGTTGGCAATCTTGATTATTTAATTCACGCGATTGATTGTGTCAAAAGTGGCTTTAGGGATGCTTTGAAAAAATTAAAGGAAAATGGACAAAATTACTTCATAATCAAAAGAGGATTAGATATTTGTATTGTTCCTTGCGTATGTGGCATGGGAAAAGCTAAAATGATTATAATCGGCATTTTAATAGTGATTGCCGCTGTTATTTTAGCTGTTCTTACTGCTGGATCGGGTCTCGCAGCTTTAACTGGAATGGTTCAAGCAACAACTGCTGCTGGAACTGCTGGAGCTGCTGGAGCTGCAACGGCAGGTGCAATGGTTTCTGTATTTAGTGCTGCGGCTGGTTTGTCAACATTAGCTCAAATAGGTATAGCTGTTTCAATGATAAGTTTGCAAATAGGCATACAATTAATTGTAACTGGGTTGACTATGCAAAAACCACCAGATCCAGAAGGCAAAAAAGCTATTACTGGCGGTACTGTCGGCAGCATAGCTTCAATTGGAAAATCTTATTTATTTTCAAATAATGGTTATAATCAAGCCGTACAAGGGAAACCTGTCCCTATTGGCTATGGGAGAATGGTTACTGCAGGAAAAATAATTAATCTTGCCGTAAAATCATATCCAACAACAAGTTCATTTTCAATTGAAACTAATGCGCTCGCAAGCAGCTACGTAAATATATAATATGACAAATATTTATTTAAAAGGCAAGCTTGCAACAATATTTGGAAAGCAATTTAAAATTAAAATTAGAAGCACCTTAGACGCTTTTAAAGCTTTGGATTCTCAAAGGGAAAATTTTTTAAAAACATTTTTAGATTTTCATAAAAAGGGATATAATTATCAACTCGTTGTGGATGGGGAATATATTAAGTCGAAGGAAGAAATGCAAGAAAAAAGAAATATAAAAAATATTTATATTGTACCAATTATTGTTGGTTCAGGGCCTATACCTGGCATGGTAGCTGCAAGTATTACTGCTAATGCTATTGCTCAAGTAATTATACAAACAATTATTCAGGTAGCAATTAATGTTGCCATATCATTAGCGGTGTCGTATCTAGTAGCGTCGATGCAAAAAAGTGCAGCACCACCAAAATCATTTGCTACTACTGGCGGTGCAGTTGGAGCTGTATCTGGAAGCGCTAGATCTTATGTTTTTGCAAATAAAGGAAATTTATTGTCGCAAGGTTCAAGTTTGCCAATTGGATACGGAAGAATGGAAATTGGCACTAGAACTATAAATGCAACTTTAAAAAGTTATCCGACAAACATGACTTTTTCACAAGAAAACTATATTGGCAATCAAAATTTCGCAAACATAAACTAATGAAGCATTTTTTATTAAAAAATAAATTTACAATTTGGGGTTCTGGTGGAGGAGCAAAGCCGCAGGCCGCTCCTCCTCCAAATGTTAATCAATACCCCAATGTTCTTGCTCCACCACAAATGGGCAAAATGAATTCAATAACTTCATTTTCCTATGCGCAAATGGTTGATCTTTTATCAGAAGGCCCAATTGAAGGAATTGTAAATAAATTTGGTCAAACAGTGCAGGATGAAAATTTATTAGAAGGAATTTATTTTAACGAAACTGCAGTTAAAGAATCTTCTATAGTAAGTAGGCATTCGATTCCAATTAATTTTTTAACCAAAATATTAAAAGACTTTTGGAACTGTAGTGAAAATTTACCTCCAGTGGAAATTCCAATTGGAAAACAAATTACTAGAACTGTTAGTAATTTAGAAATAGACGATCCATCATTTTTGCAAGACAGTCTAAATCCAATAACAATTAAATCATTTCATCCAAAAGATTCCTTAAAAGCTTATATTGATAGAATTGGAGCGCCAATAGACAATTTAAATATTTTAGAAAGAGCATTTGAATCTTGCCCAGTAAAAGGCGAGAGACCATTTTTGACATTGATTAATATACCTAAAATGATTTTAAATTTACCAAAAACAAAATTTGACAAAGACGAGGGAGGAATTACTGGAGAGTATCCCATTGTAATGGAAATAGAAAATTTAAGTAATTTTGTGTATTTTTCAATAGGATCTGAAAATTTTTCAAATTTTAATTATTTTGAACTTCCAAAATCTTACGTTATAAATAATTTCATAACGCCAGCAAAAAAAAGAACTTTCCAAAAAACTCAGGATTTAAATAATAAGTCTGCTACAGCTGAAGCTTTTTTAAAATATCAGGCCGTTGACATTAACATAATACTTTGGTCAGTTTATAGTGATGAGACTGGAATAAAAAAAATTCCAGAAGTTTTAGATAGATATTTTTCAAAGATATCTGTTTATCAAAATACTTTTTCTTTATATAATTATAGCTTAACTAGCGCAGAATTTAGAAATGGTGGAATATTTCAATCTCCATTGAATAATTTCACAAATGTTCATATAGATACTGAATACAATAAAGATCTGCAAGGTCCATTTAAAATAACAAATTCTTGGTCTCCAATGAGCGCATTTGGTCCAGGCGGCGTACAAAGAGTAACTTCATTTAATATGGATGAAGTTGCTCCATATAATATAGCTATCGAAAATGAAACAAGTGATGATATAAGACATATTAAAAATTGGCCAGTTGAATATACAAAAAGGCAAGATGTTTACATGATAAACAATGCAAAACCTAATTATGCCGTATTTGATGAATCCTCAAGAAATAGAAGTAGTCAAGATGCAACTCCAATAACTCATATTATTAAAAATCCAAATGTTGAAGAAGTAAATATAAGTTTACAAATAAATGCACTATATGACACAAATCATATAGATTTAGTTGACTCCACGATTGGCGATATAAGTTCAAGTAAACAAAATTTTTCACCATTTCTTCCTTTTGGTAGTCCAACTTATTCAGAATTACCTGGATTAAGTCCAATAGTAGGAAATTCAAAAAAACAAGCGTATTTTTTAGTTTTAAAAAATACTAGTAATTCGCTTACAACCATTACATCTATAATAGATGGTGGTAAAACTGTTGAAGATGCTCTTTATAATTTGTATCAACTTCATGTTGATCCAGAATTTAATAGATTATTTATTCAAAATAATTTTAATTATGAATCGATTATTAAAGCCAAACAGTATTTTTCTTATTTAGTAAATTTTACTGTCCCAAGAATTCAAAATTTCACAAAAAGATCTTCTTTGAATTTTGAAGGTTTTAAAAATAATCTAACATCTTTTCAAGCTATTTTATCCTCAAGAAATGAAAAGGGAGAATTTTTATATGATTTTGCTTTAAAATCAAATGAATTTTTAGCTTCGGTTGCAAATCAACCAAATAATTTATTATTTTCGGAAATCGATATTAACGATAGTTATTTAAGTTCGATATCTTCTACTTCTGGCGTTTTTAATTATATAAAAACAATAATTGATCTTAATCAACTTTGGCAGCCATTTAAGTATAAATTATCTTTAATTCAATATGATTATAATGCGTCTAATGTAATTACATATAATAGAAATATTCCAGTTATCGTATTATCTTCAGATGTAATAGATTTCGATAATGTTTTTAATATTCGTTTAAGTTCAATAGGCGATAATGATGATATTCAAACTTCGTCTTTAAAGCTTAAAACTAATTTTACTGCGACTAAGTATCCAAATATATATGAAATTATTAAACCTATTTTACTAAAAATAAAAGAAATTGAAACTTTAAACCCATTATCTTCAACTATTAAAAAATCAATTCTGTTTGATCAGTTTAAAAAAATGATACTGCTTGGAATTTCTTTTGACTTCTTGGAAAAAAATTTATATTTAAATAGTGATGGAAAAATTAATAATGATACTTTAGAATTTTTATTGGCTAATTTATGGTTTAAAACTTCATTAAGTTTTGCTGCTCAATCTAGTCTAGAAAATAAATATGATGACAATATTAGTTTAAATAATTTAAGAGCTGGTTTAGTAAAATTAGACTCAAAATTAATTGCGGAAAATACGAATATATTAAATTTCCAAATAGCTTCGGCATCTGACGTAAATAATCGGGCAATACAAGAAATAGCATCCTCAACTTCACAAAATCCTTTAACGCAAAGTTTTGTTCAGAATATAATAATTAATAATAATCCACCAACTTATAATAAAGATGCGATTTATTTAAAAAATGAAAATTATAATTTAGTTTCTTTTTCAAGAGATTATATATTAACTTATTTCTTATTTAATAGTTCGATTGATGCTTTGACTTTAAATCAAAATGCCTTTTCGACTAGATATGATTTTGTAGATTATTGTCAAAATGTTAAGTGTGGGGGTGGAGGGGCTATTGCAGGAAAAATGCAATCAATAACTGCGGGAACTAGAATGCCAGCCGTTGTTTCGCTAAGAGTTGATACTGGATATGAAGTTAATGATGAAGATTTTAATGTAAATTTTCCAAATGTTTCATGTTATTATAGTTCGTGCAGATATGATATATTTGGACTTTCAACAGAAACTAGTATTATAGATTTAGGTTCTAGTCAACTTTGTTACAAAAACGTATCAAGTTATTCAATGTCTCCATCCAAATGGATGGTTTCAAAAGATTTATTCGTGCAAGAGAATTTTTCTTCTTTCTCTTTAATAGAAGCAATTTGTTCAAGCTCTTCAAAAATTTGCACTGGATATTTTTTATTAAATAGGCCAAGTATCGCATCTAGTTTTAGTGAGGTAAATAAAATTTGTTTTAATTCTGGATCTTGTCGTATAAATTATAACGAAATTGGTTGCATATATAGTCAAGATCCCGCTTATAATTTTTGTAATTTAATTAGTACTGAAAATTTAATTTTTGGATCATATAATGAAAATAATTGTTTAATTGGATTAGAGCAAGTGGTGCCTTGTCGTGAAATTATACCATGTTTTTGGAATGGCCTAAAAAATAATAAAAATTTTCAAGAAATTAGTTTAACAACATTAAATTGTATTTTTAACAAAAATACATGTCAAAATTCATACACTGTTGTTGATACAATAAATTTTAGAGATTGTTTTCTTGAAGGAAGAATATGTTGTTTGGCAGATTTTAATTGTTGTTTTTTTCCATATTCGGCTACAGCAGAATCAAAAAGTGTATTTGATAAAAATCCAAATCAATTTGACACTTATTCATATTTTGATAGTGCTGGTGGAGTTTATCAAAATTATTGCTGTGCATCTTGCAAATTACAACTTAAAATATCAAATTTTATTTATGAAAATTATTGCACAACAAGTGATGAAATACAAATTAATGGATCGATTACTTCTTGTGCGTTTGATGCTTATGTTCCATTTTGGATAGCTGAATTACCAGATGGTAAATTTTTTATGCTTAACGCTACTTATGGAGACACTACTCAAGAAATTAATTGCAAAACAAATGAAAATTATTCTAGAATAAGAGAAGGCGAATATATTAGTAATATACCCGATTTGGGAATATTGCTGAACGGATTTCGTACTTCATTATATGGCAGAGATGATAAAAGAAAAACTAGTATGACGTTCAATATGACAATGGGTCTTGATGCCACAAATTCTTATTTGTTTAGTTCTTGTGGTGAGCAAAAAAGAAATCCTTATATTTTTAAAAATGGTCCAGATATTGGCTTTTGGTGGAGAACTCAAGGGGATTATAATTTTTATAAAAAATTTACTCCAGGTATGATAACTACATTTTGGAGAAATAAAAAAGGCGATCCTTATGTTAGATATGGACCTTATTCACTCGTTTATAATAACGACACTAAATTAAGTGTAGGTGAAAAATGCATTAGATATACTATTCAAAATTTTCAACCAGCTTCAACAACAAGTTTTGGCCTTGCTGTTGCAGCTTTTAATAATTTATCTAAAAATGGGGATATACCAACAAATATAAATGTAACCGCAAGAAATTTAAATACTATTAAAATAAAGAGTGGTAAACTTTATACCTCAATAGGGTATATTACTTTTCATTATGGAAAGCTTTTAATTGCAAATAATAAAAACGTTGAACTTTATGACCCTGGTTTTTTGAATAAAATTTACTTACCTCCAGCTATTAAAGATAAAAATGGTAAATATGTCGATAGATTTGTTAAAATTCAAAAACTATCTCACGAAACTTTATCACCATTAATAAGTAAAAAAATATCAGTTCAAAAAATTACAGAAATTATTCCGCAAACTTTCTCATATCCCTATTCTTCTATAATCGGACTAAAATTAGATTCAAGATCTTTCGGCACTATTCCTAATAGAACTTTTGACTGTAAACTTAAAAAAGTTTTAGTTCCGACTAATTATTTCCCTTTAAATTCAGAAGGTTCAGATATTAGATATGGATCTCCTCTTTCTGCTGGAAAAAATCAAATATATGTTGATGATTGGGATGGTACATTTAAGCTCGTGTGGACAAATAATCCAGCTTGGATAATGTTGGATTTATTAATAAATAAAAAATATGGATTAGGAAATTATATTGAAGCCGAGCAAATTGATATATGGGAACTTTATAAAATAGCTAGATGGTGCGACAATGTTGATATTCAAGGTTATTATTGGGGCGTACCAGATGGATATGGTGGTATTGAACCTCGCCACGCATTTAATGCCATTCTTCAAGAAAATTATAATGTATTCGATGTTATTAGTCAAGTTGCTTCGGTGTTTAGAGGGCATGTTTATTACATGAATTCAATTATAACGTTTGATGATGATAGAATTAAACCTGTAATTGGAGAATTTAATAATTCAGATGTAAAAGAAGGATTATTTAGTTATACAAATTTAAAAAAAGATGATGAGTTTACAGCTCTTGAACTCGCCTTTCAAGACGAAAGAGATGGATTTAAACCAAAAATTGAATACGTTGAAGACTCTGACGGAATAAGAGTAAGGGGATTATTAAAAAAACAATTAAATGTTTTTGGAATTACCTCCAGAGAGCAAGCAAGAAGATACGCTAAATATATTTTATTTCAAACTGCAAAAGAAAATTTAAATGTACAATTTGTTACGGATGCAAGAGCTTTGCTATATAAACCTGGAGATTTGATTAAAATCAATGATACCTTAATGAATTCAAATAAAAATTATGGAAGCATTAAAGATGTTACAGATATAGATTCTTCATGTTTTTCTGTATTGATAGATATGGCAATTGCCGAGGATTATATTTCCTCAAATGAAATATCCCTACACCTTCCTTTAGCGAAGCCAAAATACGAAGATATAAAAAATAAATTAGAATTTATTCCAAAACAAGTTAATTTTAACGCTTATCAAATTTTAAATGCTTATTTAAGACTTGGAGCAAAAGTTTCCCCATTAACTTCATGCGTTTGCATGTTTCCATCTCAAATCAGAGATTCAGAAGATAATTATAGATTTACTGGAGCATTTAAATCTTCAATTTATACAGATATAAATATTCCATTTGAGTTAAGTTACATATCAAATTGTAATATAAAATTTGAAAATAGTAAATATGGACATTGGTTACTGTCAACTGGAAATAATTCAATTGGCAACAATTATTTTAAATTTGATGCAGTAGTTGATGAAGCTATAAAATATCAAGCTCCACATGGTCGATATATTTTTGAATATTTTGACACTGGTTGTTTTTACTGCTATAATAAAAATGAAACTGCTCAAAGTTTTACATTGAAATGTTTTGATGAAAATGGTTACCCATTATACGAAACGCTTCCAAAATATAATTCATATGTTTTGGACAAAAAATTTATTGAAGACTTATGTTTCAACGTCATTGAATACAAGAAAGCAAGAATTACATATGAAGATGTAATTCAGAATGATAGACCTTCTGTAGAATCATTTGAGATTGTATGTGTATCTGGCACTGGAGCTTTTTATGAAACAAGGTTAGACTTAAGTAGAGAAAAAATAAATGAATACTCGTGTTTAATTTTATCTAAAAAAGATTATGTTTTTGGATTAAATAAAGAAAGCGAAATCGTTCAACAATCAAGTGAATATAGGGTAAAATCATCTATAACAAAAGAAAATGGAGGAATCGACAATATTTTAATTGGATCTCCATACTCTTTGACTTTGCAAACAAAAGAATCAAAAATATTTAAAGTGATGTCGATTTCTGAAAATTATATTAATGAATATGATATATTCGCAAGTCAATTTAACTGTGAAAAATTTAAAGAAATTGAAGATTGTTCGTCCGTTGACAATTTATCTTCAACATTTAATTTTTTATATGGATATACTTCAGCTTCTCAAGCATCACAATCAAATAATTTTTTAACTACTCCGTTAATAAATTGCTTATCTTTATATAAAGATCAAAAAGAAAATGTTTATATACAAGCTTCATGGAAAGCTATCCCTCAGAATAAGGATTCTATAAATTATAAATTGTATGTCCAAACTCCATCTTCGACTACAAATAATTTTTTAATTGATTTGACCACTTGTGATTTAAGTAAATTTTGCAATAATAATTTATTTAATTATAATTTTCTATTACCAGAGAATTCAAAAAGAGAAATTGGAACTTATAAATTTTCAATTCAAGCAGTATATCAATGCTGTTTAGATGCAGTTTTACAGCCAAAACAATTTTCTGATTGTTCTAGCAGAACAATAAATATAATGAATTTTTAAAGCTTTTTAACATAAGTTTCAAGGTCTTTTTCAAACCCTTGTTTTAAATAAAAATTTTTAAGTTTTTCAAAAACTGGCGTGTTCTTAACACAGTGCATTAAAATATATTCACAATTATTTTCTTTTGCATATTTTGAAGCTTCCATATATAAACGCATTCCAGAATTTGAATTTTTAGAAAGCCATAAATATTCGTCCATTATTTTCTTATTGAACTTTTCTGACTTTCTAATAAATCCGATAAAAATTCCATCCCAATTTTTGCCATTAAAATGAGCCCACACATGAATATTCCAAATTAATAAACTTTGATGATTCAGGGAATCTTTAATTAGTTGATAATCATGCTTTAATCCTAAAGCATGACCATATTTTTCATTATCGCTTTCATGATAATGAAAGATGTCGCTTGCAACTTTTTCAAATTCTTCGCAAGATATAATTTTTTTAATAAAAGATTCTTTCATATTAATTAATAATTGAAATTAACTTGCGGCATTCTCTTGCTGGAATATCTTTAAAGGAGTTCCAGCTTTTTGCTTCTGGGTTTTGATAAGATTCAGATAGCCACATGTCCCTCAATTTTTGCTTAAAATCTTCAAAGTTACTAATGCTTAGTTTCTTTACTGCGTGATTCCTCAATAGATTTTGTGGAGAGATGTCTCCATCAATTTGGACCTGTTCAGAGTTTTCATAGACTTTGCTCTTGCTTTTTGACTTATCAATTTCATCATCGCCAACGATGTGAATGTTTAAGAAGTTGCGAACACAGCGAACAAATGCGCGATTTGTGGCAATAGTTTCAAGAAATTTTGCACAAAAATCATTAGTATTTTCTAGTGAAGCGTTAGCCATATCTTCGAACTCCACGCAAATGCCACTTGTTTCAAAATTGCCTATCCAATTTATTTTGCATTTAACGACAACATAATCTCTTTCAGATTTAACAACCTCATAAGAGACTGAATTAAATCCTCGCATTTTCGCGAGATCTTTTAGTCCGCCGAGCTTAATTAGCAATTGATTGTCTGCCAATCCCTCTACG